TTTTCAAACGATCTTATACCTGACATACCCAAGAGTGCCATAACTAAAGGCATAAGTGTTCCCATGTCCATCTGAGGTATGTTTTGAACCTCATAATGGAATAAGCCGCAAATAAATAAAATAAATTTTGATAATACATATTCCCAAAATATTGCTAAAGCACAAGACATACCAATCAAAGGTCGCCATGCTCTTTGAAGAAAACCACTAATACCACCAGCTTTGCTTGAGGCATCAGCTAAATTAATTGACATTTGTTTTTCTTTAAGTTTTGCCTCTATTTCAGCAAATCTATTTTTTAACTGTAGTTTTTCTTCTTCACTCGTATGTAAATCATCAATAACATTTGCCACTGCTTTTACAGTACCACCACTTAATAATTTTCCTAAAACCATTATTATCTCCTAGACATCGGCAGTTATAGATTTTTGCATTTTAGCAATTATCCTATTTGCTCTATTAGTGGTCTGATTATACCAACGTGAGTCTTTCATTTCTACCATCGCACCCGCATAGTCTTTGTTTTTTAGACATTCTTTAAATTTTACAAATTTTTGTAAACGAGGTAATCCTAGTTGAAAAACCATGTGCGTTACGCATTCTTTGGCATTATCGTCTATATCCATGCCCTCGCTAAATGTTTCCATATCTTTTAGAGCAATATTAAAATCTTTCATAAAAAGTTCTACTGCTCTTTCTTTAGTTATTGGTTTCATTAATTCTTCTTTTTCATCATCTCTAATTAAGTGACCAGCACCAATAGTCCAATAACCAAGATGATCTTTATAAGGCTCTAAAATTACTCCACCCTCTTCTTTGATTATATCGTCTCTTAAAGTTTCTATATCCATCATTCCACCATTCTAAGCACCCAAGAAATAAACTGAGTTGCTACCATAAAACCAATAGTCCATAGTACATAATTTAATTTTCTGACCTCACGCTGTAAGTGCCAAATATGATTTTTTTCTAGTAACTCAATTTTATTGTAAATATTTACAATATGTTCTTTTGTTGTTTTAGGTACTATTTTTGTCATGTTTATTTATACCTTATGTAGTTGGTGCTTGCAATCCTTTGCATTCAAACTTTATTACTACTTTTTCTCGTTCAATAAAATCTTTTTCAAAATCTTCCATTTGTTCTAAATCTTTAAAAGTATTATGTGATATTCTATAACCACTTAATACACAATCTTTATGGGTTTCAAATGTGTGCATTGTTATATTGTTAGATGGACATTCCCCTGTGCTTAGTTGGCAAATATATAAAATTAAAACATATTTCATTAATATTTATTCCAATAATATTGATAGCAATTAGTGTATTTTGTTTTATCGCAATCCGCTGGTATTAGAGATATTGAACAACCATTTAAAAAAACTAAAAATATCAAATATTTCATTTCATTTTGTTTAGTGGATTTTCTAAAGCAATTCTGATTTGTTTTTGTATTTTTTCTTCTAAATCAGTCATTTCTTGTTTTAATTCACTAATCGTTTCTTTTAAATCTTTTGCATTTTCTCTACTGTCTTCTTTTACTCTTTGCTCTACATCTTCAACTATTGTCTCAATTCTACGTACATCTGCTTTTAAGTCATTTTTTAGTTCTTTTGCAACATCAGCTACCAAAGATACCTCCTCTAATATTATTGCTATCTCTGACTGCAACATATCAACCTCAGTATTTACAACCTCTAATTTCTTATCAAAGCCACTAAGATCGGGGCTAACAAAACTATTTATTTTAGCCTCCATATCTAAATATCTTTGGTATGCCTCAAACCCACCCCATAAAACACCAATAAATGAACTTAAAATAGTGATTATGAGAAAAACCCTACCGCCCTTAAATTTTATACCACCAATATCTATTTCTGTTTGTTGTTTCGGCATTATTTTCCTTGTCCTCTATAAACTTTTGAAAAACCTCTTCTTTTGTCTTTATTCATTTTTGCTTTACTTGCTTTACGACCAATACTTGTTTTATGATGTACTGGCTCATGTGCCTCAAAATTTTTAAATTTTTTTGCCATTATTTATACTGACTATCTATTATTTCATTCATTAACCCATCACTCCCAATAAATAAAAAGTATCCAGCCATATCATTATCAGAAATGACGGCATCTGGCAAAGTGAAGTCTGTAAAAAATTCTGCCCTATCATTTAACTGTTGTTGACTCTCAAAAAATGTTTTAGTGTTCCCTAACACTTGCATAACAACTAAAGTTTTTATCTGACTAGACTCATCATATCTTTTTTTATCATCAATCTTTTTCAAAACTTTTTTTGCGGCTTTTTCTTTAGATGAAGTTTTTTTCTGCACTACTTTGGGTTTTTCGTCTTTTTCTGTCTTTTCTTGTTGCGATTCTTGCTTTTCTTCTGACTTTTTTTCAACTTTTAATGTCTCTGATTTGTTGGTTTCCTCGTTTGATTCTTCGGCTGTTTTTTCGATTGATTCCTCTGTCGGTTCTTCGTTGGTGTTTGAGGCATCGTTCTCGACTTGGTTACTTTCTGTTTGGTCTGGTTCTTGTGTTGATTCTGTGGTTGTTTCTGTATTCTCTTCTGCACCCACATCTATATCAATCTCTATTTCAGTTTCTAATTCCATTTCTAACTCCATTTGAACTTCAACCTCAACGTCAATAACATTTACCTCAACATTAGTATCTGACATATCAATACTTGCTACTTGAATTTCTTCTATTTCTATTTCTGCTATTTCAATCTCAACTGATTCGTAAGTTATTTCTTCAATTTCAATAGGCTCAAACTCTAAACCAACATCTGTCTCGATAGGTGTGTTGGCCTCAAATATATCCTCAACAACATCAAGCACCTCTTCGGGTGCATCAGTATTTAGTGCAACAAACATTTCTACGCTTGTAATAGTTTGCTCAACAATCGTGTTTACAACATTATATAAGACATTAACTTTTACATCGTCAAACATCGGGCCAACGGCCATATTTATATCTCTACCACCAACCTCAATTATGACCGATGTAAGGCTACCAGAAAAATTAAAACCACCAGAATATTGACCATATTGGCTGTTTGTGCCACTAGCACTCAAAATATCTGTTCCACTAAATACATCTGTTTTTCCGTTTTTTCCTGTTATGTGCATATAGATTGAATCTTGTGCATCAGGTTTATAAACTTTGATTTCGTAATTAGTTTTGCCTCCATGTGTAAAATTAAGATCAGATATATCAACTGTATTGATAAAAGTAGTACCCATGCCGCTAACACCCATATTTGAGGTTGAGTTTCCACTACCAGTTATCATCGCACATTTATCAGTCCCAAGTTGGCCGCAAGTAGAACCAGATGGCATTGTTGCTGGGCCTTGTCCTCCCCAGTCAATATCCATATCGCCCTCTTTTGAAGAAACTACATAATCATTATCTCCGTCTAAAATATCTCCAGAGTCCTCATTTGTTACTGTGGTTGTTGTAGTTGTAGTGGTTGTTTCAGTTGTTGTTAGTATGCCATCAGCTTGAAACTCAATAGTCTCAACACTAGACTCTTCTATAATCTGCTCAATCGTAGGTGTGCATAGTCCGAGTGTATCGGTATCGCAATCTACAGCTTTGCTATAAGAGGGGTACAAGCATAAAAGTAGCCAAAGTAAAAAACACCCTCCAACCATTCGGTTTACCATCTTTTTCTCTTTCTTCTTTGATTTTAATTTTTTCGACTTCTTCCATGCTAGCAAAAATTAAACTACCTTTTGGAATTTTATCTTTGTTTTGTTCCCAACCCTTTTTAGCGTCCTCTCCAATGCTAGCATTGTAAGGGCAGTATGTTCCCGCATTCCACATAGCATCAAATACTCTTGCATCAGCACACAATGTAGAAATAGCGGCTACTTTCATACCCATAGCATAGAGAGATCGAGAGAGTTTAATACGTTCACAGTTTTCGTCTGTTACAGTAATTCCTGATGCAATACCTAAAATTTGTGTCTGAACACCAACTGATGCCGCTGTCTTACATACATCAGAATTATTTACTACAACCGATGGTGCGTTAGCTGTTGGTGGCGTGTTATTAGTTACAACTGTTGATGAAACTGTGTTTGTTTCTGCCATAGCAGAATCCATCAAACCATTTAAAAACCAGATAAGAATTGCGGCTATTATTGCACCTATAATTAATGGTTTCATCATAGGTCATCTTGCATTTGTTGGTACACCATTAGAATTTACAAATGGAGATTCTGCAAAAGCCATGTATATAAATGTTGTTCCACTTCCATTCCAACCAGTATTAGAAGTTACTAATTTAAAACCATTACTTACTAAATCTAACCTTACATTAGTTATTTCTGCATCATTAGTATTAGGTGATAGATAATCATTTAAAACATTAAAGCCTTCTCTTTTATTATCAAATAAATACCAACTATTTGATGAACTTGATGATTTTATTAGAAGCCAAGCTGGTTTAAAACCTGTGTAAACAAATGTTCCTTCAGCACTTCCATTTCCTGTGTAGCTTCCAAACTTGCTGTAGCCTTTTTTCTCTGAGAAGCAGTAGGCTATGTAAGTTCCAGAACCATTATTCACATTTGAACCATTACCCAAAGTAAATACAGTGCTTGATGGTGTGGTATCATTCCAATAACTATCACTATCTACATTAGCATCTGTAGTATTTAAAGTTAATCCGTGAGTATTGCCAGTTCCTTGATGGTAAATTGTCCAATTTCTACTTGAATCTCGCCTTTTAGCAATTATCATTTTAGGCACTACACCTAACCCATGACCAACAGTGGCACCACTTGTTCCATTACCTGAGTAGGACACAACACTAAATCCTTGTGTACTACCAGCAGAAACATTTGATTGAATACTGCCTAAAAAATTTGATGAACCAAATAAAGAGTTTGTGTTTGCTTGTCCACCCATGCCAGAGTGTTGAGTACAATAGTAGTAAAGAGTTGGTGCAGATGCGGCTACTGTAATTACAGTTTTTGCGCCAGCACTTCCTGGTGTTCCTGTGGTCGTAACTCCTGTTGTATATTCGCTTCCACCACCATGTGAGCCATCTGATGTTGTAGAAAATCTTAATGGGTGTCCAGAGTTAGAACTATCAGATTGATCGAATGTATATGTACCACCCTCTTGTAAATCTAAAGTGACAGCACTTGTACCAAAGTCATCAAATCTATATTTGTTTCCTGAATCTGAAACTACTTTTACTGTGTATGTTATAGCTGGTGCTGTGCCACCAGCTAACCATGACCAACCAACATAATTTGCAGAAGATGTATTTGTTGAAGAATTCCCACTTACACTAAATCCATCAGTATTAAAAGCTGTTAAAGAATTTGAAATAGTATCATCTGCTGAAGCATCATTACTATTTATCGCTACTTTAACACCTCTTATAGCATCAAATAAAACATGGTCAGATGCAGAACTTCTATTTTTTATCCAAACCCAATCAGGTTGAAATCCAACTCCTGTTATTGATCTATCTGCTGTTCCATCTCCAGCATAAGTTACAGTATTAAAATAAATTGTTGGGTCGTCTATAGTTGTATAAGCCATTATCCAAACTCCGCTAAGTTTTTGCTACATAAAGAAAAATATCCTGATGGTACTGCATATTCAAAATTACCAAATCCATTAGCATCTGTATTACCCGATGTGATTGAAAATGATGGATTGCCAAAATTAAATTCAAAAACAGGGTCATCAGCGGCTTCTTTACCTATAGCTGGAAAATATGCACCTGTACCTGTGCTTGCTGGGTCAGTTATAGAAAATGTTGGGTTTGCACCTGTTTCTGGATTCCCACTAGCTTGAAATGCACCATTTTTAGAAAAAAATATTTTATTGTTATCTAAATCAAGAGCAACACCTATTATATCTCCTACTGTCCAACCATCGCCATAACTTGTAAAATTTGCATTATTTGTTTTCAGACCATTTCCGCTACTATGTTCCCCTCTATACCCATAATCATATGGATAATAACCCATTTTTCCATTTTCAGCAAAGCCACCAACAGTAGGTGCTTCAGTTCCTTGAATTATATCTGATATTCCAATTTGTGCGAATGATTGTCCTGTTGTTGAAGTATATTTAACTTCCCAATACCATTTACCTGATGTCAAACCAAATGTTCCTAAAACTGCTTTTCTTTCATTATTTCCGCCAATAGATATTTTAAGATTCCCCTCGCTTAATAAATAATCTGTATCTTGTAAAGTTAAAGGATTTAATGTACAAAAATTATTTGTGCAAGTATCACTTGATCTATCTTGAGCCGATAATGCACTTGAGCCAAAATGATTTCCATTACCTGAACTATCACCACCTAATCCATTTGCGTTTTGCCCTGTTGATGGGCCTGGAACATTTAGATAAAAACCATTTGTTCCAAATGATAAACCAGATGGGTCTTTAGGTTTCCATATTGTAGGTGTATCTGAATCAAACTCTCCAAATGAAGATGCACTTAAAGTTGTACCATCTAAAATACAAAATTCAGCTAACATTAATCCAAAATTAGTATATGAACTTCCATCTGTTCTTCTACCAATATCTTGATCTTTACCACTTGTAGCTATTTTAAAGGTATCATTTTGGTCAGGGTAAGTTTCTGTACTAAATGAAGTTTCTTGAGTTCCATTAACGTATAGTTTGACTCTATTTGCGGCTGTTCCTTGTGTCGTATCTATTTCATAAACTATATGATACCAAGCAGATGGGTCACGAAATACTCTATTTGTTATTAATACACAGTCATTAGAACCACCTGTTCTACTTCTTAAATATATTGATCTTGATGTTCCGTTTAATCTTATCCATAAATTATTAGATGTGTTTTGATCGCCACCCATGTAAATATACTGTTCACCTGAATCTACTGGATATGTATTTTTAAACCAAAAAGATATTGTATAATTAGTACCATAAGAACCTGATGATGCTGTTCTTGTTAAATAAGCATCTTCATCATGGTTAAATCTTAATGAGTGAGATACATTAAAACCTGTATCTTTTATGGAGTTAGTTCCAAGTATTAGAAGCATTAAATTTCCAATGTTGGAAGTTCACCTAATGGTCTTGTAACTGAACCATCGTCTTGCTCAGTGTATGTGTATAAAGTTTCTAGGGCTGGAGTGTCACTCGCATTTGAAATCAATGTTTCCATTTCAGCTTGTTTAGTTCTAACTGCGTCCCTATGAGTAGAAATAGAAGATGGAATAGCAGTAGAT